TGTTTCTACAAGAGTAAGTCCTAATACGAATGTATCTCCAGGAGTAAATCTTGTAAAGTTAATTCTATAATCTTGTTCTTTAGAAGGGAATATTGCTATTCTATCGTTATTAGCAGGAGCTCCATTAATTGTAAGTTTAATAAAATCACTACCAGCAGCTGCATGTTTAGTTGTATCAACAGATCTACCAACATTTGCCAGCTTAATTTCAGCAGGTATCATATTAGAAGAATCTTCAACTTGTACTTCTAATTTTGAAGTATCATAGAATGAAGGAGAAATCTTATAGAAGTTATTAGAAATATGTGCGTATCCTAACGTCGGAGTAGATTGCATCAATCCAACAGGAGGTATTGCTGATACAGAGTCTTCGTTAATATATGAATTTAAAGTTTTAAACTTAAGTAATCCATTATTAGCAGACTCTAAAGACCCATATCCTGAATCAACATCATTTACATATAATCCGAAATATCTATTTACAGCATAGTCTTCTGTGTCATCATCATTAAATAAGAACTCTAAGTTAATAAGGTTCGCACATGCTAATTTGTTTCTTTCAAAACCACCAGTAATTAAATCATTTTCATTAATAATAGTTTGATCTTGTTTTACAAAATCGTCAAACAAGTATTCACCCTTGTTTGTAAAACCACCTTGCATTAAATCAATACCATTAAAGTTTGATCTTTCGTTTTCACTAAAGTTTACATTAATAGGGTTACTTGGAAATAACTCAGACTTAACGTGGTTTCTAATATAAGTACCAGCGTTAGATTCTCTAGTTAAATCAAATGTTTTTATTAATTCACTATTTTTTAGAATCTCGTCCATGTTATTAAAGCTACTTTGATTATCAAAATCTAAAATAGCAGCTGGATCACTAACTCTAAATATTACAAAATTACTAGGTATATTTTTATCTAGCCAAATAGGAGCTAACATTCTAAAATCTTCATCGTGTAATTTAGAATAATTATATGTAGTTCCGTAATGGTAATCTTCTTCAATTTGTTTTTCAAAAGACTCTTGAACTGTAAGTTCTGAGAATCTAGATTTAACATTGTATATTAAATCGGATGGTGTTTTATTAGCATTAAAAAACTTAGCTAAATCATAAGACCATTTGCCATCTTTATTAACAACCCATTTTTTATACTCAACAGCTGCTAACTCTTTACTAGCATCAATAGACTCAATATACATATTGTCAAGACTATTAACTACTAATTTAGCATTTGTAGATAGTTTTGGGTTTGTTCTTAATAAAGGCTTAGATATATTATCTAATTCATAATTCTTTTCTAAATCAAAATTAGGAATAGATCTATTAATAATATCTGCATTGTCAATTCCATCTAAAATAAATTCTGTAAAGTTTTGTGTATCTAATAAACAGCTCGCGCAATCTTCTCTATACTCTATTACCGCTCCGCTTGTAAACCCTAATTCAACTGGATTTATTTCAATAACCCTAATATCATCACCATACTCTGGTTTGTCTATTAAGATATTAACAGCATCATCGTAATTAACTGCAAATATTTTATGTTGAAGAGTAACACACTCTAGCATGCTATCACCTCCAATGTTTATTGCCGTACCATTGTGTTTGCTTGGCTCTATAACATCTATTAGTTTTTTAATATATGATGATGAGTTTGAAGCAAATGTATGTAATCCATCTGTTAGATATAAACTATAATATGGTTTTCCTGCTTCTACTTTAGCAGCACATGCATAAAAAGCATAAAACACGTTTATTCTAGATTCTAAAAGTTTATCAGCATCAGAGATTTCACATTGATCTCCTGCTAGCCCAAGGCAATAAGTTGAATTACCACTAGGCTTAACAAACTGTGTATTACAATCACCTAATATTGAATCGCTATTCGCATATCCTAATGTATCAGTGACTGGATTAATTCCAAGCCATGAATATGTATATGAAGCATTTTCTGTACTTAAGTAACCACTATCGTTTTCATTATCCCATATTGCAAATCTAAGACTAGGTGTATATCCAGCCTCTGGATCACTTATTGCACCATTTGTTTCATCAACCGCAACAAAGGTAGTATTGTCCCATAGTCCATCGTAGTTAACTTCACTGGCAGTTGCCTCAGTAGTGTATATTAATATTTGATTTTGAACTACATACTCTAGGGCTTTTTGGTGTGTTGAAAGATCGACATAATAAGCACCGCCCACCATATCATCATAACGAGCATCTATTCTAGTCCATAAGTTAACTAAAGTAAGTCCATCTTCTCCAGCAAGACATGCTGCATCTACCGCTAATCTATTATCTTGGCTATAATAAGCCTTAAAATTAAATGTTACATACTCTATCGGTTCTGGGCATAAAAATAGCTTTACAGGGTTATCAGGGTCTGTTAGATTATCTGCCCATACTCCTTGTCCTGCAGCATTTGTTGTAAACTTATAGTATATGAATTGACCATTACCATTTTTTCTAGTACCATCATTATAGAAGCCTGGTGATACACATAAAGATGCCGGAGCATAAGTATTTGTAACATCTGCCGGGTTATTTCTATATTCAGGCTGATTAGCATAATATTGACTAGTAAATAATTGACCTCCTGCAGCTATTACATCAGCAAGAGTTGGTTCATCCATTTCTACTGAAGTCCCCGATCCTGTTGGACCAATTACGTTTTGATAAACAGCAGTCTGACTAACCGTGTATTCTAATTCTTCGGCACATATCTCATCAAGATCACCAGAGAAGTTAATGTCAATTGGCCACGCATTGTCTAAACTAGTTTCACAATCAACAACTTGTATAATACTACCATTAGCGGCTATTTTAACCGCTCTAATTACTACCTCACCAGCAATATCTTGCTGAATTGAAACCCAAGGGTTAGAATCCGCTGTAACTGGGTCTATGTTTTTAATGACCTCATTGTCATCTAATGTTGTATCGCTATATAGCGAATCACCCGCATTTAAACTTGTAATATTTGTAACAGCTGATGCTTTTAAGTAAGCATTAACATTTCGGTTATCATCACATGCTGCTGACGCAGTATTCCTCCAAAGAGGGCTAGATACTGTTATGCCACTAATATAAAGTACTCCAGTGACATTAAGTTTTAATGTATAAGTATCGAATCCACTATTTGCATCTTCTACCTTAATGGTAAATACTTCTTGGACAAGCTGACCGGGAGATATATCCCATTGATCTGAGTTATATGTCCATACACCAGTATTCGGATTTATATTAAGTGTACCCTGCTGTGAAGCCGCGTTAGTCGCACTTACCCACTCCGCAGTCCATGTTAAATTTGTAGTTTCAGCATCAGATGCTGTAATATTATCAGATGAAGATGATATTGTATCATATTGAGATAGCTGCTTTTCTACTTCAGTTTGGCCTGTTGAGCCATTAAACGAAATAACAGGATCAGTATTTAACGCAGCTGTTATTGTAATAGTAATCGACTTTGATCCGGATCTTAATGCTGGGTTATCATCATCTTCTGCTTTATACCAGAATGTGTCTGTTTTAGTATTGTCCCCTGGGGACATTGTATTACCAGTATATGTATAAGTTAATATACCATTACTACCATATACGAATTCACCATGTGTCCCTGATTTAACTTGATCTACAACAAATAGAGTATCGCTAGTTCCACCTGCGTTTGACCAATAGTAGGTTAAATCATCATCTCCGGTATTAGTATCTGAAACAAATTGACTTATGTTAATACCAGGTGCTGTGTCGTTCTGTTGAGCTGCAGAAATACTTCCAGTAATATCATTAGCTGTTGGCTCTGAATTTAAAGGCGCTGTTATTGTTAAACTAGCAGTATATGTAGGAGAATCATCATTCCCATCATTTACTTTATATTCAAAACTAATAGTCTGTTGACCCGCTGAACCAACTGCAGCATTAAGTTGTATCTGAGCAGATAAAGTACTAGGACCTCCTGCTAAGGTGTGCGGAACTGTGCTAATATTTGAAGGAGTACCACTTGAATTATCTATTAATACAGACACGTTGCCTTCAAGTGTTAATCCACTAATATCAGTAATTATTACACTTAAGTCATCACCATCCGCGTCAGTGACAGACAGGCCAGACCATGCAGTGCTAGCAAAGTCTAGAAAATTAATATTAACATTACTAGGGCTTGCTGACCAGACTTGACTCTTAGTTATATCATCACCTGTCGGTGCTGTATTACCTGAAGTTTGTGTTATTTTAAAAGTTGTTGCAGTTACATTAGGATTATCAGGGTGTCGAAGTGTCACGTCGACCTCTCTTGACGATCCTGTATTATTTTCAGTTGCTTGGAACCTTAATTGTCCACCATCAATACCAAAAGAGTTAGTACTTGCTGTGAGCCATCCTGCTGAAGAGTCATATAGAATATGATTATCAACATCAAAGTTATTTGTAGCTCCAGTGATAGTAACCTGTTTTGCCTGGTATGGTGTTCCGAGCGGTGCTATCGTAATAGCACTAGTATCGGACATTGAAATACTTGCAGTAGCTAAACCACCGGTCGCTGAAATAGTACAATCAAGTGTACCAGAATTAAGATAGGCTGCAGGTATATCAACAGTTAGTGTGTAACTCGTAGTACCCGCTTGGTATGTAGTTGGAATAATACTAGCAAAAGTTGCAGTACCGGTAGTTGAAAAGTCGGCAGCCGTAATCTGCTCACCAATCACACCATTGGCAATTGTTAATGTCTCTGTAGAACATGTAAATGCTCCTAACGTTGCATTAGTCGCGTTAGTTGGAGCAGTAGTTGCAGCAGTCGCATTAGTTGTTGCAGCAGTCGCAGCTATATCACCATTAAAGTCACAAGAAATATCTACACCTCCAAAATTTGAATAACCACTAGGTGGTGATATTTCAGAAATTTGATAAGTTGTAGTTCCATCACCATCATCATTGTAAGTATATACACTTGGAGTTATTATATAGTCGGAATTAGCAGGAGCCACTAACCAGGTAACTGCAGCTGGTAAAATTGTATCTCCAGCATTACCATTAGCAATTGTCGGGCCTGCTACGCTACAATCATACGTTGTTGGAGCCTGTGTTGTAGTAATTGTAACGCCTTGAATTACACAATTAAGTGTTCCATCATCAGAATTATTATACCCTGGAGGTATATTAACATTTGCACTGTAAGTATCGGTTCCGGTTGCATAATTTGTTGGATTGTAAGAAGCAATAGTAAATCCACTGTCTACAGTACCTGCTACGAGGTCACCATCTACACCGCCTGGAATATTAAGGTTTACATCACCACAAGCAAGGGTTGGCATCCCGAGATTTGCTACATTTACAGCACCATTACCTATCTGTAAAACATAAACTGTTGGGTACCCGTGCGTCTGGTCATTAGCTGCATCAAATATCCAATGCTCACCTTGTCCATCAAATGGAGTAGTATTCGCAGTAGCATCCTCAAACACCTGTGTTGTTGCACCCGGCTGATTCTGAGGAGCAACTCCGGCTGAACTATTATTGTAATATATAGTTTGATACGGGCCATTGTAATTGGCAGGAAGGGTAGTTTGAATCGCAGCCTGAGCATTCGCCAAGGTCGCGTAACTAATCGATCTTAATTGTACTTGTTTTATAGCCATTAATTATTCATATCTATTTTCAAGAGGATGTCTCCTCTATTATATATTCACCTTACTCAGGCTATATATTATCTAAATAACTTGGCAGCCTTAATAGAGTTTAAATTTCTACCTTTAGGACTATACTTCGCGAATACTTCTAAATCAAATGAGAACTGTTCACCATACTTGTCAAAAATATCTAAACCTATTTTCTTAGTATAAGTTAAGTTATTATACGCAAGTCTAGCAAATCCGCCAATTCTACCCGTGTCAATCGAATCCTCATTACCAAAGTAATCTGTCATTCTAAATTGGAATACTATATCTACCGAAACTGCATTCGATTCGTTATCCTTTTTAGCTTTGATTTCTCTAGAAGATCTCTTAGTTTCTCCGGTTACTTTTAGGGTATCAGCATTTACTGGAGACATAAATAAGAATGCTCCACATGATTTACCACCTAACATATATTGGTCATTTGCTTCAAACGACATTTTCATAGGTCGTTCCTGTGCGGTTTGTGAATATAAACTAGTACCTTGGTGATATGCTAATTGTTGTTTAGCTTGAGTTTGATTATCTGTGTCAGCCGAAGAACCGAAGATACTAAATAAAGTAGCTCCTGTTGCTAAAGTAGCTGTTTTAGGCATTGAAAATATCATAGATTCTGCTACACCCGATATACTATAGTTACCTCCAGCATTTGCACCATCCCATATATTAGCTAAACTAGGGTGGTCTTTGTGTACAAATAACCCTGAGTTATATTCAGTAATATTTACAGAACTAATAGGAGATACTTTAACTTGACTCTTGCTCCATTCTTGCCCTGCACCGTAATCAACAAAACCTCCAGACCATATAAAGTTATTATTACTATCTGTTGCAGCAGCCGAATTTGGCCATTCTTCACCAGCACCAGCTCCAGATCCAGAACCAGTAGCAAAGGCTAATCCATGTTCATAATCCGATATTTCCGGCGAAGCAACTTCTGTGCCGACCGGCTTAGTAATATAATGTGGTGTTTGGTTTGCAATATCCATATATCTACTATAGATAAATTGACCTCTTCTTTGCGCCGATTGATACGGAGCATCTGATGTTAAATCAAAATTATCAGTATTTATATTTTGATACTGAATAGGCACTAAATCATAGTTACCTTCTTCTTGATAATAAATATCTCTTTCAACTTTTGTATCTACCGCTGTATTTCCACTACCATCTTCGTTTGCAATACCAAATCCTTTTGCATTTGCCGTACTGTTTACATTAATAGATCTATAAGCTGGTTTTGTTCTATCACCGATTAGTTTAGAAACTAATTCTAACTTAGTAGATTTGCTATTTTCTAATTGTAGTTTAAATGTCTTAGTAACAATATGTCCTTTTCTTACAGTTAAATCTGCAACCTCATCGATATAATATCCTGCAAATAATTGAGTTGTAGTATCTTTAGTAATGTTAGTAACTGATCCATCTTCTGAAACAACTTTCACCATAAGTTCTCCAACTTCAGCTTCAACAGTTCCTTTAAGTCCAGCAATCTGAGCTTCAAGCTCCGCTATCTTGTCATAGACAGAAATTGGCTTTTGTTCTGGAGATAAGAATCCTGATGCAATATTAGTTGCAACGTGAGCATAATAGTTTTCATTTGCAGTAAATGCATCACTAACGTGAGTGAATACTCCTTGTCCTGTTAATTCTTCAGTGATTTGTACTTTTGCTAATTCAGCAGTATTTACTTGAACTACTGCAGCAACATCTGTTGTATCAATTTCTTCTTCCGGAAAGTTAATCGTTACCGGTTCTGACCAATCAGAAATTATTGGGTTAGCAGGGAATCCAGCCTCAGAAACAGATTTAGCTCTAATTTCTACTAGCTCTCCTTGATTAATTGCAATATCTAATTGATTAAAGTTAATCTCTTGACCATCTTCTATTTTACTAGCTTGCCATGTAAACTTCTTTTCGATAGTTCCATCGCTATTAATAGTTTTAGCTCTTTGTCTAACTTTACCTCTATATTCATTCCAGTTTGAGAAGATAGCAGATTGTTCTCTACCATCAACTGTAAACTTAAGTTGAGAAGCGTCAGCAGCTTTACCTGATGTTGATAAGTATCTATATTGAATAATAAACCTTACAACCTCTTGGTCTAATGTATCAGCAACCTGTTTTGCAGCAGGTACTTTCCAGAAACCTCTAACTCTATATTTAGGGTTAATCTTCTGTGCATTTGACGAAGATGATAAGGCTTGTATTTGAGTTACAATAGAATTATATAATTTAGCTTCAGAAGATCTTTCTTCAATTAGCGCAATTAACTCATTCTTATCTTTGTCTTTTTGTACTTGAGATGCGTATTTAGTACTAGCAATAACAGATCTCTTTTTAGAAATAGTTTCATCTAGTTTTTTAATAGCCTCTTGTACAGATATTTTATCAGCAGATAATTTCTTAATTTTATCAGCAGCATCATTTTCAGTTAAATGTCTGTTGATTTGAATTACTTTAAAGTTTTGGCCATCTAATACAGGAGCATCTGGTGTAACACCAACTGTCGCTGGAGGAATATTATCCTCTTTAATAGATGTAATAAACTTACCGAAATCTGCTACATTATCTTTATAGAAGTTTGATAGTAAAATAATACTACCATCTTCTTGTAATACTTCTAAATCGTTTGAATAGAATCCAACACCTGGAGACCATTTCTCAGCTAAGATTTTTGATTCAGCATCAATTGCTTTCACAAACATTAATATTCTTTCGTCAAATCCAACTGGAGTTTCAATACTTAAATTGTTATCTTCAGTCTTATAGATTGATAAAGCACTTCCACCGATTTTAATAGCTTCATAGCCTTCAATTAATCTAAGCTCAACCTGTCTAGTTGAAGAATCCAGCTTGTCAATTACATATCTAGTGTTTTTAGAACCGCCAGTGACCATCAATTGATCTCCTGCGCGAAGTAATTCAGTTTGATCTAGATCTTTATTATTATCTGAATAAGTTAAGCTATCTAATGTATATAATTTTATAGCCTGTTTTTTAGTTACACCAGCTTCAATAACTTCTCTCTTAGAATTTGAAATTGATAGAACGTCAAACTTTCCAGTATATTGTGTAGTTCTATAAGGCATATCTCTCATCTCTTCATCAAGAGTATATGCTATATTGTTATTGACAATATCTCTAATTGCCGTTAAATAATCGATGTCATCTTGGTTTCTGTAATTCTCGTTAAAGAAATCTACAGCAACTTGATTTGTTCCATCGAATAAAATTCTTTTAACAAGAATCCTTTCTGTGTCATTTGGTATTTGACCGCTTACATCAATAGACGTAGTTAACATTGGGTTTAAAAAGTCTTCAGCAAAATAGTTTGCTTTAGATACAAATGAAGTAGGTCTAGCTAATGTAGTAATATCATTAGCAGGAGTCTTTAATGAAGTTGTAATAATATTTTGAAAAGTACCATCTGGTAATTTTACTTTAGTACTACCTTTTCCTAATCCAGCAAGTGCTTTAAGATTATTATCTAATCTTAGTAATTCTTGCTTCATATAACCAAACCCAGGAACTGATACTATTTTAGTACCTTCGTCGGTCAGTATTTCTAATGGAATAGATTTCGCATTAGTAGTTACTGCTTCGTTGATTCTTTCAAATGTCTTTAGAGAATTAGTATTAATTTCTAAAAGCTTCTTTAAGGAATTAGATATGGAATTGTTAGTGTTCATATTATCTTAAAATATCTACTTCAAATACATAGTTGATTGGATCTATACAAACCAATTCAATGTAAGGTTTAGTCGTTATTAACTGTGATGGGTCGATGTCAGCGATGTTTATCCAACCTCCAGATTTGTTAGTTAAAATCTTTATGTTGTTACCATTTACATCAATAGTATCTATCGCTATTTTAAATACCTGACCTTTCTTCCACCCGTTAGTGGAATCATCAATGTATATATCTAGGCTACTATTTAGTGACTCGTTGTTTAATATGTTATTTAGACTTAATCTATTAGTGTAAAGGTTTAATTTAGCCCATACTCCATATTGATTAGCCTGTGAATTATCAAATAAGCTAATTGATGTTAAAGCTCCAGTTGTAATACCAGAAGCAATATCCCATTTAAATAAATCAGATACTACATAGCCTTCAATTTCATTATTAACTTTAATTTTACCAGGTATTGATTTATCAACCGTAGTACCTTTACCCGCAAATATTACATCTGTATTATATTGTAATTCTACTGGAATAGTTCCATCTATTAATTGGTTGATCTTACCATGTGCATTATTAATTAAAGTTAATAGTGCATCTGAATCCTGTAACTGTAATGAAGCCGCAGTAAAGTCATCTTCTAATTCTTTTATTCTTGCTTCTAGTTGAGCAGCTTGAGCTGTTCCTAAAATTATATTTTCTAAATTAGTAAATCTATCTGCAAGTGCGCCATATCTATTATTAGCTTGTAATAGTAGATCAGTGGCATTCTCAAGCGCTGTGGTTGTGTCCATGAATAAATCCATAGAGAATGTAGTGAAATCATTTACACTAGTCTCAACACCTACGTTATCAAGAGATGAATTGAATTTAAGATTTAACTTTAAAGAATATGCATTACCATTTAGGCCTGTTACTTCGTTAGGCTTAAATTTAATTTGTTCATGTATTTTTGAACCAGGTCCTGGAGAATCTGTAATATCATCTAGTATTAAGATACCATATAAATTTGTAGATCTATTAGCAGGTACAGAAGAGCTATATAAATCATAATATACTAAAACGGCATTAAATCTGAACTGTTGTCCAGTTTTTGAATAATCCAATAGTGACTTAATGTCTGGATTATTTTGAATCTGCTCATAAGCAGCAGTGTCCCAATCAATTTGTACAGAATTTGTAGCATTTGTTTGTACATCATAATATGGTCCTGAGTTCAGGGTCCATTGATCTACAATAGGTAATAAGTCAATGTTAGGATCTGGGTGTGTTTGTCCCTCTCTACCTTCTATATTTACAGCATTTACATCGCTAGGATATAACTTAGTTGCTGTTGTATTATAGTCAGTGGGCTTAAATAACACTTGAGGAGTATAACCTACCGATGTTGGCACGTTAATATAGACTTCATGATAAGTATTACCTTGGTATGCAACGTCATTCTCTGCGTCGATGCTACCTAAATATTTTACTACTCTATCATAGTTCGCTCCACCTAAGATCGCATTATCATTCTCAGCATAATCACCAGTCGAAGATTCGTTAGAATCTGAAGGTCTAAAATCAATTGCCCCTAAAGAAGATAACCATTTAAAAAAGATCTTTTCTGAATCTGATTGCAGTAAGATCGGATCATAGTCATCATCGTTTAAAAGAAGTTCTTCTAAATTTAATGCGTAATTTTGGAATGTTTGTGCGAAATCCACATTCGGCATACCAGCGACATACGGTTGACCAGAAGGTTGCTTTAGATTTAATTGAAAATCAATTGCATTTTGGCCATTTGCAGACTGTGTGAAATCAGGTAAATCTAGTAAAGCATATTTACTAAATTCAAAATTGATGTCAGCACTATTGAATGCTCGGGTAATGTCTCTTGCCGATGAAGCAAATGCATACATCGTGCCGCCTTGCGGCTGTGGTATTCTAACTAACGGAGTTGCCATCTACAGTTTCGGTTTTGTTTAATTTATACTATCGTTGCTTTGTGAGAAGCTACTACGTACCATTTTGCATCAAAGGATCTAAGTGTAACTGTTGAGTTAACTGCGTCCAATGTAATACTTGTTGCTTGTAAAGAAGCTCCAGTATTTGCACCTAATGATAGCGATGCTGATGCCACACTTATGAATGTTACTTCTTGTCCATCGACTCCTACAGGAACCACGAAGTTGGTATCAATAAAGTATGTGCCTTTATCTAGAACACTTGGTGCATCGTTTGTTGCTGCATTTGTTGCAGAACCAACAACACCAGACTTGATGATTGAACCACCAAGATTAATCGAGCTAGAAAAAGTTGCAGCAGTAGCAACAGTTGCACCGTTAGTATTTACAACAAATAATGTTGTTCCGTCTACGATACTCAGTTGTTGTGCTGTAGCAGATGTTAAACCGCTTAAGACTCCAGTCACAGGGTTTAAAAGAGCTGTTACAGATGCTAATTCGTCATTCAATAATTCGAAATTACTATTGATAGTTGGTCTCGAAGATGATACCGAATCTGTACCTAAAATTTCAGTAATGTTTGCCATTTTATATTTATTTTACTTTTAACATGTTGCGTTTTACAACGTTCTTATTTCCATACGTGTCTTCAGCTTCCAGTTGTATCGAGTATTCACCCGGTTCCTGAAAAATGTAAGTAAGCCACATATTATTATAGTATATATCATTGATTTCTGGGTTAGTTATATTGGTGATAGTCCATATTGGCTTTCTAGCACCAGGAAACTTAGAAATGTCAGTTGATATAGTTAAATGCGTTGATCTTTCGACCACAGCATAATTTTTAAATACTTTTACGTTATCCCATGTTGGATTATAGTGAACCACATGGACCTCTCCGCTTATTGCCGAAGTAGGAGATTCTGTATCTATTGTAACAGATTCAAAATCATACGTTTTTGAATACTCTTGTCCACTGCATATAATATAGTAAAACTGATCATTAGTATCTATGTCATTATCAGAGTCTATATCTTTAAATACAGGGTTATAGTTAAATTTTGAAATCACAGGATCTATTGATGCCTCTAATTCATTTGCAATTAATTTCCAACCGTCTACATCATTTACACCAGTTGGTGTTGGAGATATAATCGTATGAGAACCTATTCTTTCTACGCCAGTTGTTGGGTTCTTGTGTGTAATTGCTAATATATCACCTTGTTCAATCCAATCTATTTTAAAAGATGATGTTAAGTCTGGTCCAATTCTTAAGTTCTCCCACCAGTTATGCACGGTATCTTTCCATCTGAAACTACACTCGTCCCATTGATAAGGCCCTGTTGTTTCTGAATATCCAGTATCTGAAAACACATCACCAAATCTACTAACTGTAGAAAATCTAACACCTTGATCCTCTTCAAAATGCACATAGTTTGCTCTGTCTAGGGTTTGGTATAAAGTTGCAATAGTATCTTCTACCTTTTGGGTATTGTCTTGTGGCATATCCCAGTAACCTCCAGACATATCCCAGTCTAAAGATTTAAGATTCCATGGAGTTGTATTACCCTTTGCATCAGTTTCTAACCATTTGTAAACTCCGTATAATTCTAATTCTTTTAATTTAACTTCAAATAGATCTGATTTCTTATAGTAAGACATGTGTCCAAATAAATCATACATTCTCATCTCTACTGTGTAGCTTCCAACGTATGGTAAAGTAATTGGTAATCTTTTATAGTCATCAACAACAAGTCCATTAGCATCTAAGTAATCAACAGGTCCTCTATATTCTTGATGAAAATCATTTGGTCCGTCAATAATCCACTCAATTTCATAAACCCATCTTTTATACCAGTTGTTCCAAGTTACTTTTAAGTTCTGGTTTGCATCAACTGCATCATCCCATACAAAAGTAGCCTCATCCCAAATATCATCCCAAGACTCTGTAGAATCTAGAATAACAGGACAGCCTATTGGTATATTAGTTTGTGAAAAGTTTTGGTTATATGATTCTATTGATCTATCATGATAAGAATCATAAAAACTTTCAAAGACACTTTTTTCTTCAGATCTTTGAATGTTTGTTAAATTAGCCTCGTTACCAACACCTAGTGTTAGGAATGTATCATAACTACTAGCTGCATCATCTTGATCTAATGTTGATTTTAAAACCATTGAAGTATCTTCAATAAAAAGATCTCTATCTCTTGGCCATATATCAAATTTAACCCTATGTCCCTCTGTAAAGAATCCAATTGGATTTTGAATCTTCCACATGTTTACATTCTTTTGAGTAAAATAGTCACCCTCTCCTGTAATATCTACTATCTTAGCTTCTAATGGTAAGAAATCTCTTTGTAATCTATTCTTTAAACCATATAACTTAATTAAGACTTCTTCTGGTGTGAAATCAAAGACCTCATCAACATTAGCAAAATCCCATTGATCGAAAGTTCCGTTAGGTTCATTTAGTCTATAAACTAATGAAAACCTACTAGTTTTCTTTTGTGTTTTAGAAGGTACTTTGAATCTTAGTCTCTTTCTAGTCATTTCACCTCTAACAGATGAGTTAGGTACTGGGATTGCATGTAACTTACCAAAGGTTCTCGATGAGTTATCTACATTAATCCAGTATTCTTTAAGTGTAATCTTATCATAGCCAAAGAAATCAATAGCATTTAAGATTGCTTTATATGTCCCAACAAAAGGTTTAATGTTATTAAGTTCTAATAACATTTCTTTTCTCTTTTGGTTTAATAGTTGATAATCAGGATGCATCTCAGAAATATCATGAGACTTAAAAATCATAAAGTCTTCTGCTTCTAATGAAGCACCTAAGTTACCTAGTAAGATTTTTAGTCTTTCATCTTCTGCTTCAACTTCTCCATAAAACTCTATTCTTGCTACAACTAAATCTCCAGCTTTAATCTGTAAAATTCTTTTATGAATACCAGGATTTTCAGAAGATACTGCAATATTAATTTGTATTCCTGAATTTAAGTTGTTATTAATAGTCTTTAAGTAATTAGCATCTTGTGAAACTATTGTATCAGAAGGTCCAAATCCCCATGATTGGGTTTTAAGCTCTTTTACAAAAGCATTGTTAGTATCATCATATCTCATACCATACATGATGACATCTTTAGATTGGTCAACTCTTAAGTTTTCCCAACTAAAATCTAATGATGTAAGTATACCATCAGGAGAAAGAGGTTTATTAATAACAGCATCGCCATTATACAAACACTCTTCTAAAATGAATAGGTTTACTGTTTCATATAGATTAGTAGATACCTCAGGGAGATATACTTGCCCTTCCCATATACCATCTTCATCCTGAACTAATTGTAGTTCTGATTGCGTACCGTTAAAGAATCTTAAATTATTCCACATATTATCTAGTTCTTTCGTCGTCTTTTTCTACCGTAAAGTTATTAAAATTCTTTAAAGATCTAACCTGATCTAACAGCGCTAAAAAATAATCATTAACAAATAAAAGAAATTCTCTCATTGTTTGATTTCTCCTAATATGAGGAGATACTTGTTTATTAATTAAACCATGTTTCTTGTAATCATACTTAACGTTAACATTATCATCTTTCCTATGTTTGGAAATCTTGTATAATCGCTTACGTTTATATACTAATAGATCTTTAAATAGACTCATTATCTTATAGATTTTCTATTTCCAGCCTGTACTCTAGTGTAAATAGTTCTAGGTACTGGTGTTGCATCAAAGTTAATTGAAAGAGCTGCTTCGGCATTCATTAATGCATCATCAACAATTTCATCACCATCTCTATCTTGCCAACCTCCTCTGAAAACTGCAACTTCTTCTTTATCCATAATAATATCTCCCCATTCATCTAGTCCAGCTTCAGAATATGGAATAACAGTTGTTTCATCAACATCCACAGTTTTAACTTCTTCTATTTGTTTAAAGAAAATATATTTTTGTTTACCGTTACCTATATCTTCTAAAACTACTGGCTCTTGTGGTACTACTGTTACGGTCGTAGACACATAATATCCTAACCTTCTTGCAGTCTCTTCTGTTTCAGATATAAATCTTACATTAACAGCATCAATACCTTCGATTGTTTCTAATATGTAAACAATATCCGATTTAGGTAGTTTATCTCTTCTTGTAATGTTTAACATATAATCACTTACAGCTCTTCTAACGTTAACAAATATTTCTTGTTTTGTATAACCTTCAAAATACCTGATATTAATATCCATGCTGTATTTTCTAATTTTAGGTTTTACAAATACTACTTCAGTTGTAACCATTTGCTGACCACTATCCTGAATCACTTGTGACATCTTGTCGTATTCATTTTGATCAAAGAACATTTCATTTATTGGGATTGAAAAATAATCTTGATCTGCTAATAACTTTCTTCTAGCATCTGGAATTGCGAAAATATAAATTACATTATCATCATCTAAATACTGGTCCTCAGTCGTGTTGTAAGCGTCCACATACGAGAACATTCCATATCTTGATAGGAAATACTCATAGTTATCTGGAGTCGCTAGAACGTATGATTTAGACGCTAGAGGTGCCATTAACTTAGTAAACTCAACTGATTCTTTATCAGCTCCCATTTTAGGAGACGAGGTTACTGTTACTTCTAAATACTCATTTAAATCAAACGAGTCTCCATTTGAATCATCTCCTTCTGCATCCCATTTAAAAATAATATCTTGTGCATCGTCTAAGTTACCTTGAAAACCTGCATGCTTAATATATTCTACCTCTATTAAATTACCAGAGCTTGGTATTGCACCAAAGTTACCAGTTCCAAAATAAACATCAAGCCCACCGGAAATACCAGTCTTAAGAATATATGCCTTTTCGTTATTTAATAGATCGTACATTGAATCGTGTTTAGTCCACTTTTCACCGTTAACTGAAACGCTAACTTTAGAATGATCTGTTAAAGAACTTGTTTGTATATTATATGATTGCATTGATTCTCCAGTTCCAGTAAAGGTTTGCTTTTCAAATTTACCCTGAACAACTGCACATTTTATAGCATACTTGTTTGACTTTTCTAGTCTAAATTTATCTTGTGATGTTAATAGAGTATAAACTAATCCGTTTAATTCACATTTTAATTCTGATCTTGCATCAATATTTAATCCTGTGCCTGCAATTTTACCAAGATCTGATCCAATCGCCCATTTAAATTCAACTTCACCAGTTGCTGCAAAGCCTCTTGTTGCATCATGGCCTGTTAATCTTGAGATACCATAAATAGATTCTGGTTGTTGTGCAGTATATATGTTTTGCTCTACTAAAGAATCCTCTACATAGAACATTATTAACTCACCAAGTTCAGCCATGACAGAAATAATCTGAGCAAATGGAGATGCTTCAGTGAATAGAGTGTTCGCACGCTTGTAAACTCTTGCGATATATGTTCGAGCATCGGTCTTGATTTGATCAGCCGATGTTCTTAGTGTGCTTAAAAATTTTAGTTCTGCCATTAGTTATTTATCTTAAATTTACTTTGATTTGGTACTCGTTGTTAACAGTAATATCAATAAACGCCATATCTCTAACTACACCCTTCATAAACTTAACGCTTACAGTAGTTTTGTACTTTGCTGATAGGGGTACGAAATTTGCCAGTTGGCCCTGTATTTCATTTTTAATTTGAAATTCATTTTGACCTAAACTATATACAATATCTTCTAAGTTACAACCAAATCCTGGAGCACCTAAAACATCTCTCTTTCTTGTGAAAAGAACTGTTTCTATCTGAGCTAGTAACTGTTCAATTTCACTTACGTTTTGAACAACTCCCGTCTGATAATTAGGGTCTCCTATGTATTTTATATAAAAATCCATTTATATATGTATTCTACTTTTTATGAGTGGAACATCCAGTCCACTCCTTCGTCTCCCTTTATCTCCTCAATAATTGACTCTAATTCGGTGTCTCCCATGTCTTTTATTGCGTCGTAGTCGAATTCCACATTACCAGGTAATGCAAACTTAAAAATACCAAGCTTAGCGCCTAGTGATTGCTTAATCTTAGCAGAACAATATCTAAAAAAGATTTCGTCGTCAAATAGTGCACAATCCGGAATCGTTTCATACACATCAAGTATTAGATCTCCCTTCGGAGTATCTCCCATTATCTTTAACTCTCCAGTCAGTCTAGAGTATTGAAAAGAAATTGGGTTTTCTAAAATCTGTCTAGCCATATCTGCTAAAGACTGATTTAGTACATAATATTCTAATTCTTCTGCAGATTCTGCTGCTCCAGATCCGTCGTACATTCCTCTGAATAACATCTTCTCTACTGAAAAGTCTCCACCGCTTTGAAATCTAATATCTAATCCACCGCCAGTTGAATTCCAACCAGATGCAATATCATGTACTCCAAATACTGAAAATACAGATCCAGATCCATCTACATTTGCTCCAGGTAAATTTAATGTTCTATTCTTTTTAAAATAATCAGTTTGAAATATCGAGTTTGGCACGTGATAATAATTTTCTAGTACAGAATCTTCATATTGTTTATAGAACCACTTCTTAGCTCTTTTAATAATATTTAATATTTCTCTCTGTGGTAAATTTACTGGGACCATACATGCTCCAGTTAGCTCATCACCAAGCTCTTGTAAAAATGCGTTTAAACAACCATCGCTGAAACTTCTTCCAACGTTTAAGTTATTTTCATTACCGCTTCTAATTTCACTCATTTTATGATTTTATTTTTTTACTTACCACAACTTCAGTATCATCTGAGAATCTAACATGAGGTCCGACCCCACCTTCTCTAAAAATTCCACCTTCCATTTTACCTTTAAAAATACCGTCTCGCCCAAAGACAAAACAGTTTTTTACTGTTACACTACCGTGCACAAAACAAGATTCTATTTTAGAATCTATAACTTGGCACCCTTTATATATTTGTGATCTTAATACTTGTGCTCCGTTTACGTTACCACCATATATTTCACTATTCTCTATGTTACCTGATAGCTCACAATCAATAAACTCAAAACCATCTAGCAAATATGCGGTTTTAAACTTACCGTCTTTAACTTGGACAGTTGAATAGTCTGAGTCATAGTTAATAATACCCTCTTCCATTGTGCCGTTTGATAACAATTCTAATACTTTATGTTTAAATCTATCCCACTGTACGTTAATTACCGTAGGATCTGATTGTAAATCTACTAATATATCTATCTTAGGCCAATACTTATTTACGGCGGTATAGTCCCTTAACATTTTCATTAAGGGTTCGTTCTTTCTTAAAATACGTTGTAATTCTATTTTATTAGCAGAATTAAACTTTGGATCTCTACAAGACCTCCAAATTGCTAAGATAAATCTATCCGCTAAAGTTAAAATATCTTCTTGTCTCTTTTCGTAATCTTTACCTCCAATATATCTAAACTCTAAATAATTACTTTGAGCCTTTTCAAAGTTAATACCATAATACTTAGTATTAGCAAAGGTAAAGTTGTCCTTATTAATTAAATCAGCATTATAGTAAAACGCTTCATGTTTAGGCATAATCCATTTAATAGACTTCGCATAAGTAGAATCTTCTCTATTTGGAAAATACTTATACACACGATCTTCGTCAAACTCAAGTATGAATTTCAACACGTCCATGTGCTGTATCATATTTGGATCTTCTAAGAAGTCTGGATTAAAAGACATATTAAGGTGGATAGATGCTCGATCAGATGTATAGCCGTTTTCACGAATCCATCCTAACATTTTAACAATAACTAGTCTAGCGTTTCTATAAGGCATTGGACCTGTCACAAGTTCAATTAGCCCTGCACCACCTGACATATCAGGTTCCATTTTAAACACTTCTGCGGATGGCACGAAATCTGAATGAGCCTTTTCTTCTAATTGAATCTTTCTGCCTAATAGTTTAGATACAGACTTTACAGTCTCTTCTAGTTCTAAATTAGAATAAAACTCAAATTCGATGCCCATTTGGCTAGCAGCTAATACTTCCTGCCTTACTGAATTACTTTTTAACTTTTGCATTAATTAAGAGTATGATATTACTTTTCAATATATATCAAACTCTGTGGCAATAGTTATTGGGGTAGTTTAAGAAACACCTTCATTGAGTCTTCATCAATCCTAGTAATCTGTACTTCGATCTCATCTCCAACTCTATAAGTGTCTAATATATCACCTGGCAATTCACTAACATGTAGTAATCCTGTCACACCGTCTTCGATGTTTACAAATACTCCATATTCTTTTTTAGTCTTGATTTTAGCCTTAACAATAGATGGTATTGAATATCTAGTAGATATATTAATCCAAGGATTTACCGAAGTATTTTCTTTTTGAGTTAATGTAATCTTATTGTTAGTAATAATATCTTTTACAAAGAAGTTAATTGGTTCACCTGGTTTAATATCCCTAGCTTTAAATTTAGCTGCAGTAGCTTCATCAAGTTCATTTGTGTGGATCATACCAGTTAAACATTTATTGAATTCAACAAATACTCCGTATTTTGCAGTACCTGTTACTAAACCATGTTTAGGTTCATCAAGAGTTTCTTTTAATTCATTAATTGAACTTGGTATTAGTGCTTGTAAATATTTTCTATGTGAAACTACTAACGTGCCTCGATCTGGTGAGAAACTCACTGGAACAACATATAATTCTTCTCCAACGATAGAACTAAAGTCTGACAATTTATTAATACCTGCAAGTGATCCTGGCATAAAGCAATCTACGCCTTGTACTTTTACAATATAACCACCATTTTCAATCATGTTATTTACTGTACCGATCCAAGCAGTATTGCCTTCGTCGATCGCAGCTCTAAGATCCATGAATGTTTTATGTTTTACACCACCAGTAATAGTACCAGTTAATGTACCTTTAGTTTCTGTAATTAAAACTGCAGTTTCTGCTCCTGGTAAAAGTTGTCTAACCTCATCAGACTCTTTATTAGCTTTAACATAAACTAGTTCTCTGTAGTTAATGTCTATTGTAATGTATTCTTCGGTTACTCCATGTATTGTACCGTCATGTATTTCACCTATAAACAATTCAGGTTTAATATTCTGAGTAGAACCTTTCATGATGTCGTATAACTCTTGAGCATAGGGCTCACGAGAGAATACTTGATCTCCGTCTTGTGTCTTAATATGTGGATTTGGTTTTCGGGATGCTGTTACGCATGTTGCTTCATAAGCTTCCCATTTGAATTCCCCTGCTTCATCATAAAATTCTGAAAAGTCGTTACCATCATCTTCTTTCTTTTCGGTAACTTCTTGGGTTGGAGTTTGAACTGTTTCTTTTACTAGTTCTACGGTTGTTGCCTCTTGGGCTGAAGTGTTTATTCTTCGTCTTTTTTTGTCTGACATTTATTTTTTATTTAAAAGGTATTAACATATTATATATCTACTCAACCACGCGTTTTATCCATGCGCTTCTCGTCTAGTTTTTAGGGTTTCGTATAAGTTATCTATCTAGCTCAAAAAAGTTGGCTTTTTCTGCAAAATAAGTACCAAATAATTTTTTTATGTCAATTATTTTTCGTATATTAGTACTGTAATTAAAAACAAACAAAAACTATGTATATTAAAGAACACAACTGCAAGATTATGGAAACAACAACTTTCTCAATCGAGCAAAACATTAACGGTAAAATGCACAAATTCTACACTAGCGATTATGGCTTTAAATGGGATGTAGAATATGATTATAGAGTAATCACTAAATGTACTGCCGGTTTCATGACTATCTCTGATGGTAAATCTACTCTTCAAAATTTGGTTAATAGATACCAAAAGAATGCTCTTCAAACAATTGAGATCAAGTCTCTTAAATCTGATACCTTCCTAACAGCCCTAGCTCTTAAAGCTAATAAATTTGTAACGGTAGCAAATTGCATCCTTGAGAATATTGAAATTGGAACTATTCACAGTTCATTCCCTAAGATGGCTGATCACGGTCACTGGAAAGCAATTGGCTCTAAGACTTGGGCCGATAACGCTTACAAATTAGAAGATTCATTTAAAAATATAAAACTCGTAGCCTAATGAAAGATCAATTTAACTATAAAAATATAGAATGTAACGGTGTTGGTGGCCATGGCTACCAAGCCGTTCTTAAACACAAAGACGCAATTCAAGAAATTTGCCAAGACGTTAGAGACCTACTCGGCGACAGGCTTTGGGATAAAATGATTAAACATAGTAAAGCAACTGGCAGAGATGCTTCATTGGGCTATCATGCAGGAACTAGGTTTACAAATGTAGAGGACAATGCTTATAGACTTATCACTGGAATCGCAAGACATACAGCAGAGTATATGCCAAACAGTGAGTTGCTTGAGATGCACGTAGGAGCCATTCTACCGATGTTAACTATGGATGAAAAGGTTTATATGGTATTAGATGCTCTTAGAGACTGCGCGGGTGCAGACCATTGGTACACCTTCGAAAAAGACTGGGGTTAAAATACTACTGGTACAAAACCAACCATCGGCACTGGACCGACCGGCGTTGGAATACCACCAAGATATAAGAGTTTAAATTCAAGTAGATGCAGGGCATAAGCTCCTGCAACTGCTGTTGATGTTGCAAATGCTGGCGGTTGAGTCATAGGTACTTTATTAAAGACTTTACCGGTATTCCATGCCTTTCTTAAATTGTTAGCAAGTCTATTTGCACTTCCATAATAGATTGGAATATAAAGACCTCCTAATGGAGCATTAATCATTGCTGGTAGAGCTGCTGGCATTGGACCAAATGGTTTAACAATACAAGCATACCAATAAGCAATTGTAACTCTTGCCATCATCATATAAGGATCTCCGCTAAAAGATTTACCACCAGGCGTAGTTCCGCTAGGTTCCCACGGATGGTCAACTGCTAACATATCCTCTTCACATCCTGCTGCTGCATTTTTAGCACATTTAGCTTTATAGAATTCAAATTTAAATAGAGTACCTTCTGGTTTAGGATCTATCTTAAAGAATTCTGCTTGAGCGTCTGGTTTTGTAGAGGCTGCTCTTAATTTTGCTTCAGGTACTTTAATCCAATGTTGTTTCCACTCAGAATCTTCATATTTGTTTTTAACCCAACTTGTAGTCTTTATATACTTATTCTCACCTCCACTAAGAGTATCAGTATTTCCTCGACCAAATATAACTTTATTAATATCACCAACATACGGCGTGCCACCAGTTCTCTTATTGGGATAATATGTAAATGTTGCCACTACATTAGATGTTAGGATCTTAGGCCTTTGGCTATCTTCCTCAAAGTCATAAGGTACTTGTAATTTATATTGATTAATAGGACAAAAATCTGGAGATATACTTTTACCTGATCGATCCTTTAACGTAGGATATTGAATTGGTTTCGTAGGGCCTCTATAAAACCTTTTCTTTGTTGCAGAATTAGTGCCAAACATATACCCATCATTTTCATTTACTGGATGTGCCTCTAACAAAGCACTTTTTACATATCTAGAAACCTGATCAGCTAATTTCTTCCAATCATATCCTGCGTTTGTAATATCCGTTCTAACTCTAGGGCTAATATTTTGGTATCTTTGATTTCCATTGTAGCGCAGTTCATAACTCTCTTTTCCTAAATGACATGCCCATGTAAAGTAATCCCACCTTTCTGCTGCATAATTCATAAACTCATATCCCAATAAAATTCTAGTAGCAAAGATAATCTCTAATTCTTCTTGAGTCTCTGTGCCTAGTAGGCATGGAAATTGATAAAACTTAAATTTACGTAAATTATACTCAGACTTTTTTTCATCCACAAATTTATTAAATGCTAATGCATTCTTTTTTCGTTCCTCCTCAAGTTCTTCTTCAGTTGGCGGAGCATCAACATCTGGACAGAAATCAGCGTACGCAGGATGAGACTCTTTACCCATTTCTGTTAGATTACCATCTTCGTCATATTGATCCATCATTGGTATATCTCCCTCTTTTAATAATCTTTCAAATGCAATACCATAACCTTCTTTTAAGATTAATTCAGCAAGACCGTTATTTTCATGAAACGCACCAAATGGTGTTTGAGCTTTTGGGGCTCCTTTTACTGCATCAATATAATGTTGAGCAACTGCTTTTCCAAAATCATAACGCCCGCTTAGTGGTGCAAGATTAATAGCGTTTATCATTCCAGCTGGATTTGTAGTTAATTGTCCATTGAGGGGATTTCCAGGAGCAATAGATTTTATTAAATCTCCGGATGGGGGAAATATAGGCACTTGATCAGTTCCAACCTTTGGTAGTGGATATGAAAGTATCGCTCCACCTGGTTTAGTAAACTGCTGACTCATTATTGTATTAGCCAGATCAGGAATAAATTTGGGCCACAGTGCAGGCATAGTTACTTATTCTTTTGTTGATACTTAATATGTGTGCTAGATAATTTTGCAACAGTTGCCGGTGTTGGTGGCATCGGTGGACCTGATGGTCCAACTCCTGTTGGATGGATATGTGCATTGTAATCATCTAATAGAGCTTGTAACCAATCTTGTAAAGACTGACCTCTTACTGCTGGTTCAGTTTCATCTGCTCCGCCTTCTCCTGTATTAGATACAAATATATCTCCACAATCCATAAAAATCTTATTATCAGTTGAGATCTTAATAATGCCTTCTTCGTCTAATTGAATGATAGGTCTTTCTTTTTTACCCTCGCCTCTTGTAATGACTAGGCCATCTTCTGGTGAGTGGTAAATTCTTACGTTACGTTCTGCATCGTAGACTAAACTAATTACATCATGCGGTGCATCAGATGCCTCTAAGATGTCTCCCTTTAAGTCTTCGTTTTGATCTACTTGAAACCAGTATTCTGGGTGGTAAATGTTACCGTTATCAAATCTTACTGCAACTATATCACCAACTCTAGGAACTGCATGTGCACCAACCTGATCTCTATTCATAGGAGTTGCCCATGGAATAGCATCATCTGTTAATTTATCAAATTTACCGAAAACTTTAACGCGCACTCTACCTTGTAGTAGTGGATCTTCATTGATAACTACTTCTCCGAGCCAATGTGTTTCTCGTAAATTATCTGCAAAAAGCTCATTATTATTCATGTATGTTATTGTTTAAGTTACCGTCTGGTGTTGAATCTACTCCAGTATTAACACCACCGTAAACATTATCATTTAATGGTCCTGTTTGTGCTTGAGTAATTGGGTCATGTACTTTAGCGTTTAAGTTACCATCTGGTGAGCTATCAATTCCTAGCTCATGAATTCTATCACCAACTCCAGAGCCACCGCCGACAATTGCACTTGCAGCACTACCTCCACTATTAAGTTGACCTTGAATTAAATTACCAACTGCATTAATTAGACCACCATTAATAGCATCTTGTATACTACCTAATCCTCCAGCGCCATGTACATTATCTAATAATAATTTAGCGGTAAGATTACCAACTGCATTATCTAATAGATTACCTGCAAAACCACCGATTTGTGTACCGTGTACATTACCAATTCCATTTGGTTGTAGGCTAAAACTATCAATAGCATTTGTTACTCCAGATACTAAACCTGCTGCAGTATCTTGAATATCATCTTTAATACTACCTATTGTATTCTTAGCTAGATCTTTAAGTCCAACCTTTGTTCTTTCTGTTTCAGAAATATTTCTACCAGTTGTGCCCACTTTCTGAGGGGGACGTCCGTGCACATTAGTTAATGAATCCATTGAGCTAACATTCTGTTGAGCATTAGGGTTCACTGTATTTAGGGGCATTTGATTTGGATCTGTTGCGTCGTTTACCGGCTCAACTCTAGAGATTGCATTTGCATCTCTATTTTCATTAAACATATTAGGTCCTAATCTTGAAGCTAAAGGCGTACAAGTTCCCCATCTTATTTTAAGGCTTGGTTTTTTCAATTCAGGATTTTTACTCATGTCTGCAAAATAATCTGCAACTGAGTCCATATTAAATTCACAGTGTGTAAATCTTAATGCTACGAATGGTCTAGAATCTACAGAACCCGGCATTGTATCATTTGACGAAAATACTGGATGAATGTCTTTTACTTTCTTAGCATCTGATCCTGATGAATTAATTCTAGAATCTGGGTTATCTGTAATACCTAAATTTCTAGCATCTGTATCTGCTTGAAAAGTCCTTACTTCTGAAAAGTAAATATCCATTGAAAACTCTCTTAAGTTTTTAGGAACTACTTCTACATATCTTTGTAAATCAAAACAAGAATTTCTATATAATTCCATAAGGCCGATTGCTGTTAATTCAACATTCTCCTCTAAGCATTCTATTTCAAGTTCAGGTTTATCACTACCTCGCCATGGCTCTTTCATCTCGCCGTAAGTCATAGCCTTTTCAATACCTTTTAGGCCTTGCCAAAACCAAGGCATTTCTTTATTAACCTTTAATAATACTCTATTAAAGTTTTCAAGGTTTTTAGCGTAAATATCTCCAATGTCTGTTCTAACAACATTTCTTAAATAACTAAGTGCCTCACCATTGAGTAGGGGAGAGTGTGCGACGCTTGATTTGTCGTTCGCGTGGAATAGAATCATAAAAGACAAGTACGTAGGATCCTCATGAATCTTACGAGATCTTGCTCCTTTTCTAAATGCGTTTCTACCGTTATCTCTTTCAGCCATAGTTTATTTATCTAGCTTTTATTTTATTCTGCTAAATTAGCAGATCTACTTGGCCATTCTCTTCTAATTAGAGTTAGTTCTGTAGTAATTGCCGTTTCGGCATCGTATCTATAATTAATATTCTCTACTATATAATATCCGGATATAAATTTATCCATCATTTGAGTAAACTCATTTGGCTCGCCGTCGGGTTTACCAGCACCTAATGGTCTTTCTGTTAAACCAGCTTCTTCTCTCTTTTGATCTGCTTTTTGTTCTGCTTCAATCTTTACTCCATCGTAATGATACATTACTACAGGTATTTTACAAAACTTATAGATTGATGGGTTAAAGCCAACTACGCTGACTATTAACTTCATCTTTTCTATCTCCATATTATTTTGAGCGTCGTGTAGTTTAGTAAATATTGCATTTGAATGAGTATTACCTAATCCATCATCACCAGCATTTTGCCTACCCATATATTTAAACTTAACCTGATCTTTATATCTTTCGTCTTTTCTATTACCTCTTAATGGTTCATCAAGTTCGGATAGTTCTTCTGTTACTAGTGGCTCAATTGTAAATTCTTGAAATCTATCTCCAGCATCAGAATTATTATCATAAATCTGAGCCGTTCTTGAATACCCTCCTTCGAGGCTAATTTTATTTGAGTTGTTTACCAATTCATATTCTACAACGTGACATGATAGGCCTGATAGGTCTTTATGGTTAGTTAGTAATAGAGGTACTTCTACATTATCAGAATCTGTTGCGTCTTCATTCCCCTTTTTTTTACCTTCAGATTCTGCAAATCCAGTTAACACTGTCATAACTTCATCTAATTTTGGGCTAGGTGAATTAAAGATCTTATTAATATCTACAAAATTAACGTAATAATATTGATCTATATAAAACTTTACAAATGCATCATCAGAAACATACGAGTCGTCTACTATTGATTTAATAAAATCAAAATAAGTAGTATATGCTTGTATTCTAGCTTGTGCATCATCTGTTGCGTCAATGTTAGTTGCAAGTCCTAGTTCTAATTCTCTTGCTACAGTTTCTAAATGAGTTAATGCAGTATCAGAATCTAATATTTGGCAATCTTCAGCATAAAGCCTTGGTACTTTACATACACCTGATAATGAAATTTCACTACCACCGGGTGCGTTAGGGTTTTCTATTTCAGTATTAATTTCTACAATATCAAAATCCATGTGGACTGATTTAAAAGTCTCTTGGTGTTTTGAGTTTAAAAGAATTGTAAAGAAATCGCCGTCTCTTGGCATTGAGTCTACTTTAAAAGCACCGTGTGCGTCATTAAATAAAACAGTACATCTAGGTACTTTACCATCTAATTCTAAATTTAATGAGACTATTTCGTTCGAAGTTACCTGTACACCATTACATAATATAAATGGTTCAAACCCACCAACCTCTTTTGATTGCTTATCTACGTTCTCACCAGATTCTTCAGCCAGTGCGTCCATCTTGATTTCCGTTGGGAGTATTGCCGGTTCTACAACCGCTAAAATGTGATTTTCTAATTCCATCCTTTAATGTTAATTACAAGGAGCTCCATCATTAGAAACGCCATCGGCATTACTACTACCTTGAGGAGATGAGCTCGAATTACTATTTGTTCCAGTTGACGATGCGTTTGTGCCCCTTCCACTTCCACTTCCGTTCCCACTTCCGCTTCCATTTCCAGCACCAGTTCCAGATGAGTTTGTAGTTCCACCTTTACCAACACCGTTGTTTAGATTATTTTCTAATTGAGTTTCAGTTAAACCACCTCCACCGGATCCTGAGCCATTTCCACCAGATCCTGAGCCATTTCCACTACCATTAGAATTAGATCCATTTCCAGCAGCTTGCGCAGCTAAAAGAGCATCTCTTACAGATTGTCCGAATTCATCAAATATTTCATCAACCACATTATCTCCAGTAGTCCATTTACCTCCAGCAGCAACACATTCAGCTCTGGTTGTATATTGAGGTCCTAATGAACATGCTCCATTACTCTGTCCTCCAGATCCATCTCCAAATCCACCGCCTTCGTTACTCGAAGCATTAACTTCTCCATTTTGTGCTTGTGCGCCAAAAATAATATTACCGTCTTTATCAAACTTATAGTTCTTCTGCCCTACCGGAATTACGTTAGGTGGCAACAATACATCTTTGTTATACTTTTTCTTTAAAGCGTCTAATCTTCTTTGATCTTTCTTAGTAAACCTCTTGCTCTGTAAGAATTGATTCTTAATCTTATTTTCTTCAGTAGCAGCCGGTCTTTCTAATTTATTATATGCAACACCAGATGGTGGTATAATTAATTCATCTCCTGGTTGTAAAGAAAAAGGATCTGAAATACCATTCCATTTTAAGATTAAATCTGTTTTAGTTTGGTCTCCATAATACTCTAATGCAATTAAATCAGGACGAGTAACCTCATCTTCTCTAACAACATGTAAACGTAAACCAGTCATACCATCTTTATTTCTAAAGATCATAGATGGTTGAGCAAAAATATATTTGCCGTCTCCTTGTGTTTTATTTCTTAGTGATCTAAAATTCATATTATCCTGCTGCCATGTCAGAGTTACGTAACGCTCTATCTGGCGTTAACCTGCTTCTGTCTTTATTTCCGTATGCCGACATATCTAATACATCGTCTAATGATTTACCTTCAACTTCTGGTTGTAAGTACATTCTACCTCTACCTGCGTTAAACATAGATTCAATTTCTGATTTATCTCTTGGTCTACCTGGTTTTAAACTTACTTCCATTTTTAATTTACTAGGAAATCCTTCATAACCTAAAGGACCTTCAAATTTAAACTTAGCATTTTCTAAACATAGGTTACCACAAACTAAAATCGGGTTCATTGGATTACCTACTGTTAAATGCCATTGTCCTGTTGGATCTCCTGTTAAGAACGCTTTAATAATATCACCACCAGAAGGAGAACCTAAATGTTTCATTAAGGCTCCACCGATCATATTATCTAAAATCTTAGAATCACCTAATGCGTTAAGTCCTTTACCATTCATTAATCCGGATGCAGCTTTACCTAAATCATCAAATCCAGCACCTAGTGTAGATTTTAATTGAGTAACTACTGATCCTAAATAACCAGAATAATCTCCATTCTTTAGTTTATCAAAATCACCAAAAGGCTTACCAGTAGAACCGTTCCCACCAGTATGTCTAACAGCACCACCCCAGAAAGGAGCATTGTTATATGTTATTGCTAAAAGGTTTGAAAGTACATCCATAAAGACTACCTTTGGAGATGTGTTATCAAAACCTCTTAAGTCATAATAAAAGTTAAGTTTAAATTCATTATCAAATTTAAGCCCTTTATCATCTCTAGCTAATACACTTTTAATAGCATTGTAAGGTCCATATACCATGTTAGGATAAGTGTCTCCTAAAGCATCATGCTGACCTTTACTATTAATACGATCAGATTCTGCAGCAGTATATCCATTTGCACCAGCCTCTGTAGCTTTTGCAATAGGACTACCGTCAATCAAAGCACCAATTGTACCTCTTCTCTTTTCTGTACTACCACCAGATGCAGTTTGTACAGAAGATTGAATTTCTTCCCATCCAAATCCAGTACCAAATGAAAGTATTTCTTCTAGGTTATTTCCTAAAGCCGGGGATAGCCAAGTAACTGCTCTAGCTAAATCCGGTTCTGATATATCTAACTCAGCTCCCTTTTCATCATAAGATCTAGCGTTTACAATATCATCTCCAACTGGAAATGAAAATCTTCTTAAAGTAACTAGGAATTCATTTGATATTTGGCCGTAATGCTCTGTTTGTATAAAGTCTCTATATGCATAAGAAAAACCTACACCGCCATTCTCTTCACAATAAGTAACAATTCTATGCGCAGTTGGGTTTAATATCTCAGCAGCCGCTGAACCAGTACCTACAACCGCAGTTCCCCATTGAGAATAATCAGGACTTCCATAAGTAGTACCGCCTGAATAATTTCTATAGTTTAATAATGTCCATGAATTAGATTTAGATCTAACTGTATCTACACCTGGAATAGTTTTTTCTGGATCTTTAATCTCATAAGCCCTAGATTTATTACCATCCGGATTATTACCATAAACTCCAGCCGGATTAACGTCTGATACATTAGAACTAGCTCCTGTGTTTGTTGTACCCCAATTAATAGGTTCAACAGCTCCTTCTGGCTCAGCTCCTAAAGGAGCATTATCTGCATTATCCGCAGCCTCCTCATTAGAAGACGGTTCAGTATATGGAGTGCCATCAGCATTTAGCCTCCTATTACTAACCTTAGTATCACCAGTCTCGTCATCTGTATATATGTACTTCGGTGGCGCCGTTGGTGTGATGGTATCTAAACTTAAAGCCATTAAAAATCTATTTGTTTTTTATATATATCTGACTACATATCAGGATAATATATTTAGACCCACTCTCCGCGGTCTAATTCATTGTGATCTGGTCGATATAGTACTTTATCTATCCAATCATCGTCTTCAGGGTATCTATCTCCTAAAAACTTTTGTAAAGCTTTTACATATTCACCTTTACTATGAAAATTATATTGGCCATTATACACAGATCGGTTTGTGAGCTCATATAGCTCTTTTAGAGTGGTTTCAGTTTGAAAGTCTTGTATCTTATCAAATAGCCTGTCTTGTTCAACCTTGGTCTTTACACAGAATACTGAATCAACTGTGACAAGATATTGTTTCCATTTATCACCATTAAATACTCTATCTTCTAGAACTTTAACAGTTTTATATTCTTGTCTCTTTAAGTTAATCCTAGTTTCTTTACCTTCAAAATCTCTTATGAATCTACCACCAAATAAGTATGACTTTAAAAAGACTATATTATCATAGAACTTTTTTATACGAAGTTGGTACCTAGGATTCACATCGTCGAATTTAACGTCGTAAATTAGGGCTCTTACCGGAATTAGTACATTTGGGTTTTGTGTAGTTGATAACAAAGCATGTACGTATTCACCTTTAGTAAATACTTTATGCTTAATCATGGTCTATAAATCTAACATTATCAAACTTGCTGAGAACTCCCCTTTTAGGGTAATCACATCTGTTGATAATAACTAGATCTATATCGAATGGTTCACCAGTTAAGTCACTAATAAAATCTTTAAAGTTTAAGATAGCAGAGCCATCTAGGTTTTTAAACATATAAAGTAACTTAGCGTTCTCGTTCTCCTTTTCTACATTATCAGTAATTAATTTCTTAATCAACTTTCTAATATAAAGAGATACGATAACATCTGATGGCTCCTCACTATAAGGGTCACTCTTAACTAATCTATTTACAATATCGAAATAGGATATAGTCAAATCATAATCTCCAGACTTTGCTAATTTTTCAAACTCAGTCCTAGTTTTACACCAAACACCTTCTATTTGTAGTGTCATTTCTTTAACATAGATTTCAGCCTTTTTAAATCCTTTTCAGTAGCTGCAATCTTATTTTTAAGTTCAGTATCGTTTGGGACATACTGCATTCCCCATTCAGTTTTGATTCGTAAACAACTAGACTCAAGCTCAGTTCCTGTCAAAAGACCTAATTCTAATACTAGGTCCTTTAGAAACTTAACTTGGTTCTGCTTGCCAGTTATACCCTCGAACTCATATACTGTCCTAGTGGTATATTCTTCGCCACCACCATTAACGTTGTCGTCTATTAAAAACTTCATCACACCGTTATCAGCTGGCTCTATTGAAATACTTATCATATACTGTTTTCTATTTTTGTCTCGAAGCTCTAGAAGCTCTTGCTTCTTTATATAGTGCTTTCGAAGCTTTTTTATCAGCCCTATAAGTTTCTTTATCTTTAATCGCTGTTAAAGACCAAGCCTCTTCTAGAGTATTAATTTCTTTTGCATTGAATCCCTGGTTAGTCCAAGTTTCTTTTAGTCCTTCTAAGACTGATTCTAAATACTGAGCATTTATTTTATCGTTACGGTCTAGATTCTGTTGATGAATCTTTTTACCATTCTCAAGATTAGCCGCTCTAAACTTAGTTCTAACTTCACCAGTATATGAAAGCTTACTAAGATATTTAAGTATACCCTGCTGCTTCATCATGTGACGTCTTTGTCTTCTATTAGTACTCGATGCCTGGGGCTGCGTTTGTGCCTTTGGCTGGTTTGGATTTAGTTCCGGTGTTAAGTTTGCTTGTTCTGCCATTATAGTAATTTTTAATGAATTCTTCTGCTTGTGGTTTTAATTGTTCTTGTAAGTTATCTATCTGGCTCTGTACCAGTAGCAATATTTGCTCATTTAGATCTGCTTTTGTAATATCCATCTGATCTTTAAATAAATCATAAACTTCTTTTGATGGAACATTAAGCTCTAATGGCATTGTAATAGTATTCTTAGCGCTAATCTTTTTTAGCATCTCTAACATTACATTAAGTTCTCCGTCTACTTTAGCAGTCGGTTGTGGACCATCTGGTCCTTTAGGAGCAACAGGCGTATTACTAGGCCCTTTAAAAGGTATTGCCATTGATTCTGCTTGTTCTAATGATTTAGCATCCATGAAGAATTCTTCACCAATGATATTAGTGTAACATTGTGTACCATCAGTAAACAGGGTGAAATCACCTTCTGTTTTATCAACAGTTACAATGTCACCTGCTCTTTCGGTTTTAGTCCAAACTAAAATCCTTTCTTTAGTATCAGTTGTACTCATCTTATTTTTATTTGTTAGTCTCTTGACCAATGCCAGTGTGTAATGTATCGCCTGGTCTATTATTATACTCACTTTCTATAAATTGTTTAATAAATTCAATACTTTCACTGGGACCTATGATTGCATCTCTCTTTTTAAATGGTAAAACCCATCGATCGTGGAAGCCTTGTTTACCATGCTCTGTTAAAAAATCTTTTAATTCTTGTTCTTCTGGTAGAAACATTTTATTAAATCCC